TAGATGCAGATAGTTTAATTTTTGCAAGTTGCTATCGTAAAAGAGAAACACCAGATGATGAAAAGTATTACACAGATATAGCTGATGCAAGAAATAAGTTTGACCAGCAGTTTATGAAAATTGTGAATGACTTGGAAGATAAATACACCATAGATAAAGTATTATGCTTTAGTGGATCAAAGGGTAACTTTAGAAAACTAATCACACCAAAGTACAAAGCCAACAGAAAGAAACAAGAACTGCCACCTTTATTAGATAAGATGCACGAGTTTGTAAAAGACCACTACGATAGTATTTGGGGTTACGGTGTAGAAACAGATGATATGGTTGCAAGGTACTGGAAGCAGATTAGTGATGATATTGGTAGAGATGAGGTAATGATTGTTTCAATAGACAAAGACTATAAACAGTTTCCTTGCTTGATGTACAACTATCATTATAAGCACCAGGTGGTATTAGATATATCAGAAGAAGAAGCTATGTATAATTTATATGAGCAATTTATAATTGGTGATACCGCTGATAATGTAAACTACTTTAAAGGTAAGGGTAAGGTGTTTGCTGGTAAGTATTTAAAAGATTGTGAAACAAAATACCAATACACAAGAAAGCTATATGAATTATTTAAACAAGAATACAAAGGTAAAGCAAGACAAAAATATGTAGAGTGCTATCACCTTTTAAAATTAAGAACAGAATGAAAGATAAAATAGTAGAAGATCTAAAAAGAGAATTTGATATAAGAAGTTGTGTAGGAATAGACAAATACAAAACAACATTACAAGACAATAACAAAGATGATTTCTTGCAGCACCTAAAAGAAGAATTAATGGATGCAGCTTTATACATACAAAAACTACAAAGCAAATGAATTACAATACAGTACCAACAATATTAGAAACACCAGAACAAGTAAGTGAATTACTTATTACATTAACTGGCATAGATATATACAAACAAACAAGGCAAACTGAATATGTTGAGCATAGAGCATTGCTTTGTCATATATTAAGAAACAAACTTGATATGAGGTGGGTAAGTATATCTGACTTTATAAAATCAAAAGGTAAATCATTTGACCACGCAACGGCAATACACGCAAACAAAATGTATCCATTGTACAAAAAAGATAGATTTGATTATTACGATAAACTTGAAAGCAACTTTATAGTTAAATCACAAATAGAGTATAGCCAGATTTCAAAGTTAGAAGTAATACAAAAAAAGTATGCAACATTAGAAAAAGATTATTTCAAGGCAATAGAAAAGTTAAGCAACTACGATAAACAATATTCAAATGGTTACACACCAAATGAAATGAAATACAGAGGTTTAGAAGAAGAACAAAAAACAATGTATGATGAACGTGCAGCTTTAGTATTAAAGTCTTTTGAATGGAAGCAAAACAATAGTGAGTACGAAATAATAAACTGTGCAACGTGATAAAAACGGGAAGTGATTTTAGCGGTGTGGGTGCTTTTGACCAAGCATTAAGAAAGTTAGGTATTGACTATCAAACTGTGTATGCTTGTGATTGGGATAAATACTCAAGACAAACCTATATAGAAAACTATGGTGAACCAATGTATTTTCCTAAAGATGTTTATGAGAGAGAAATACCAAAAGAAAGTTTAGATTTATATATGACCAGTCCGCCTTGCCAGGCTTTTAGTTTAGCTGGAAAAAGAAAAGGTGAAGATGATGAAAGAGGTATTTTGTTTTACAACTCACACGAGTTTATACAAAAGAACAATCCAAGATATTTTATATTTGAAAATGTTAGGGGTTTATTGTCAGATGCAAATGGTTTAACTTTTAAAGTTTGGTTAGATATGTTAGGTGGTAAGTCTGTAAATGGAAACCCAGTTTTATTTCCAAATGAAAACTCAACACCATATCACATATACTGGCAAGTGCTAAACGCAAAACACTATGGTGTGCCACAGAATAGAGAAAGGGTTTTTATTATTGGTATAAGAGATGATGCAGATAATACCTTTAGGTTTCCAAAAACACAACACCTAACAAAAAAACTTAAAGATGTTTTAGAGAATAATGTAAATGATAAATATTTTTTAAGTGAAAAAATGGTAAAGCATTTAAAACACCACGATAGAAGTCAAAAACCAATTACAGAAAAAACAGATACAGTAAATTGTATTACTGCAAATTATGCAAAGCAATCAAGTGATTTACAATATTTAAAAATAAATTCTGCAACAAAAAAAGGTTATGAAATAGCAACCAATCAAGATAGTATAAATTTTAGTGTACTTAACTCTAAAACAAGGAGAGGTAGAGTTGGTAAAGGTGTAGCACAAACATTAGATACTGCGTGTAATCAAGGCGTTATAAGTACTACTAATATAAGACGTTTAACACCAAGAGAATGCTTTAGGCTAATGGATTTTCCAGAAGATTTTAAATGGTCAGTATCAGATACACAAGCATACAAACAAGCTGGAAACTCAATAGTAGTAAATGTACTTGCAGAAATAATAAACAAACTTAACCTATGATTAAAAAAGAATGGCTATTTATGGAAACACCAAAAGGGAAAGCATACCAGTTAGTAAAAGCATTTTATGTAGAAACAACAACAAGCAAAGAAGCAAAACAATGTGCTAAACTACATATAAGTATTATACTTGAAAACGAAATACTAAAACCACATAACAAGATAACATTAGAATACTATCAAGAAGTACTAAACGAAATAGAAAAGCTATGATACAATTAATTAAAGGAGATTGCTTAATTGAAAGCGACAAAATAGAAAGCGGAAGCGTTGATTTAATATTAACAGATTTACCTTATGGAACTATAAAGGGCTTAGGTAATAGTAGAGTTGCAAAAGAGAAAAAATATAATGTTTCTGAATGGGATGTTACTATTGATGCTCAGAAAATATTTAAAGTTGCAAACCGAATATTAAGAAAAAATGGTAAAATGATTTTAACAGCAAACCAACCATTTACAACTGAATTAATTAGTAATGCAATACCAAACCTACCACATAATTATAATATGTATTGGGATAAAATGCACTTTGCAAATTGTTTAATAGCAAATAAAGCACCCGTTAGTTATATTGAAGATATTTTAGTTTTTAGTAAGTTTTCAGGAATAATTGAAAAAAGCGACTACTCAAAACCACACCCATTAAGAGATTATTTTAATAAAGAACTTTTAAAAAGCGGCAAAACAACGAAAGAAATTATTGATTTAGTGGGGTGTTCTGCTTCTCATTATTTTACGAAAGGCAATCAATTTAGATTACCAACTAAAGAAAAATATACAATACTACAAACAACTGATTTTTTTAATAAGGATTTTAATGAATTAAATAAAATACACAATGATTTTAGAAAAGAAAGAAACATTGAAAGGGAGTGGTATTTAAAAAAACACAGCGAAAAATATCCAAGCACTTTTAATTTATGGGAAGGAAACAAAGTTAAAAGCAATATTCTAAAGTATAAAAAAGATTATGACGGACACCACCCAACACAAAAACCTGTATTGCTATTAGAAGATTTAATAAAGACTTTTAGCAATAAAAATGATTTAGTAGTCGATTTAACTATGGGTAGTGGTTCAACAGGTGTGGCAGCAAAGAATACAAACAGAAATTTTATAGGAATAGAACAAGACCAAAAATATTTTAACATAGCAGAACAAAGAATAAAAGAAACAGAATTTAAACTATTTTAATATGAGCAAGAAACTAATACAAAAGCTACAACAATTATTTGACAAATTACCAAAGGGTAAAGAAAGAAAAGCTATAAGAGAAAGACTGTTAAAATTAAAGTTAAATAAAAACGTTGAGTAAATACGTTATATAATTGAATAAACAAATTTATTTCAAATGGATAAAAGAAAAAATAACGGTGGTGCAAGAGATGGTGCTGGTAGACCAAAGAAAGCAGATGAACTTAAACTAATAGAAAAGTTAGATAACCTTATTGATAATGATGAGGTAATAAAAACACTTGGTAAACAAATACTAAAAGGTGATAGTCGTGCTATGTCATTGTACTTTGGTTACAGATATGGTAAACCTAAAGAAAGTGTAGATATAACATCAACAGATGGTTTCAATATTAACTTTAAGGATATTATTAAATTTAAGTGATAGAAGTAGATCCAAAGTATAAACCAATCCAAACATCAGATGCCAGGTATTATATTGTAACTGGTGGTAGGGGTTCTGGTAAATCGTATTCTATAAACTTACTATTGTTGTTGCTCACTTTTGAAGCTGGGCATACAATCTTGTTTACAAGGTTTACATTATCATCTGCATACATTTCTATTATACCCGAGTTTATAGACAAGATAGAAACACTTAACTTACAAGATGCTTTCTATATCACAAAAGATGAAATACGGAATAAGCTATCTGGAAGCAAGATAATCTTTAAAGGTATCAAGACATCAAGCGGTGATCAAACAGCTAACCTAAAGTCTTTAACTAACGTTAGCACTTGGGTAATGGATGAAGCAGAAGAACTGCAAGATGAAAACATATTTGACAAAATAGATTTAAGTGTTAGAAACCTAAACCAAAAGAATAGGGTTATCTTAATTTTAAACCCAGTTACAAAAGAGCATTGGATATATAACCGTTTCTTTGAAGATAAAGGTGTACAAGCTGGCACAAACTCAACCAAAGGAAATACAACCTACATACACACAACTTATTTAGATAACGTAGAAAACCTATCTAAAAGTTATTTAGAGCAAATAGAAAACATCAAGAAAAGAAGACCAGAGAAATACAAGCACCAAATGCTTGGTGGATGGTTGGCAAAAGCAGAAGGTGTAATATTCAGTAACTGGCAAATAGGTGAGTTTAAAAAAGTAGGTGTAAGTGTGTTTGGTCAAGATTATGGTTTTGCATCAGATGAAAATACATTAGTAGAAACTAACATAGATACAAACAACAAGATAATCTATTTAAAGGAGTGCTTTTATCTCAAAGGTCTTACCACATCACAAATAGCTGAACTAAACCTTAAACACGCTAAAAATAGTCTTATAGTAGGTGATAGTGCTGAACCAAGACTACTGCACGAACTGAAAGCAAAAGGTTGCAATGTAGTCAAAGCAATAAAAGGTCAAGGTTCAATTACCTATGGTATAGCATTACTACAAGATTATGATTTGATTGTAGAAGAAAACAGTATAAACTTAATCAAAGAGTTAAACAACTATTCCTGGTTAGAGAAAAAGTCTAAAACACCACAAGATAAATTTAACCATATTATTGATGCAATCAGATATGCGATATCATATCAACTACAAAATCCAAACAGAGGTAATTACTTTATATCATAAAAGTTATTAAATATTATGTTGGTATGTTAATAAGGTGTATATTTGAAATATGAAATTAACTGATGAACAATTAGCAGTAGTAGAAAATGAGTGTAAGATGTACAAGGCATTTGACCCAAACCACGAATATATAAGCAAGGGGTTGTGGAACAAGTATGGTATAGCGGTTAAGGTGTACTACAAAGATGGTGAGTTAGACAAAGTAGAAGAATATTAAAAGTTATTAAATTATTTGTTGGTATGTTATTTATTTGTATATTGCAATATATTAACCAACAAAACAGATATGAAAGAAACAGTAAAATTACCATTAGAAGAATTTAAAAAGCTATATGCTATTAAAATAAGGTTAGAAACCTACTTTAAATATATGCAAGATAACAGAGGTGTGTTAAAAGATATTGCACCAACTTTTTTAAATGATGCTAAAGAATACATCAAAGAATACAACGAACTGACAAATGAAAAGGTTTAAAACACAAATAATAATAGTATTAATATTAGCATTTTTTGTAATTGTATTAAATGCTTTAAACATATATATAAATGTATAGTAATTGTTGTGGTGCAGAAGCATCTTATTTAAGTGATGAATTATGTGGATCTTGTTTAGAACACGCAGTATTTAACGAAATAGAAGAATAGATATGAAACAGATAATAAATAAATACCTAATTAAAAGAAGCATCAGACCATACAAGACAATAGCTTTGTCAACTGGTGTAATTGTAGAACATTACCGTAATGGTAAATTAAAAACAGAATATTATGGATTGGTATAGCCCACCCGAATACAAAGAATATGAATGCACAGAATGTGGTGCAGATATAGACAAGCCTGGTGTGTGTAGTGGCACTTGTCACGAAGCAAGTATGATTTAGTTAAGTTGAGTTAGTTTTGTTTAAGAGGTGCATCAGAAATGGTGTACCTTTTTTTATTATATTTACCTTACTATAAAAAACCATTTTAAAAACGTTATATAAATATGAAAGTTGAATTAATCATTCCAAGTGATCTATCAGAAATATCTTTAAAGCAATATCAGAAGTTTCTAAAAATACAAGAAACCAATGATGATAGTTATTTCTTACAATGTAAAATGATAGAGATATTTTGTAACCTGGATGCAAAAAGTGCAAGGTTATTAAAACTAACAGATGCAGATAGAATTGTTGAGATTATCAATAATATGTTTGAAGATAAACCAAGTTTAATAAGAACCTTTAAAATAGGTGGTGTTGAATATGGTATAATTCCAGACTTGGATGAAATGAGTTTAGGGGAGTATATAGATTTGGATACTTACATTGGTGACTGGCAAAATATGCAAATAGCAATGAATGTATTATATAGACCAATTAGCAAAAAGATAGGTGACAAGTATTTGATTAATGAATATACTTTAGATGCAAAAGAAAAGTTAGAAGAAATACCTATGGACATAGTCTTGGGTGCGATTTTTTTTTTGTACAATTTAGGAATAGACTTATCGAAAACTATGGTGGATTATTTGGAAGCACCGCAGATGGACAGCTTGATGCAGGAACAAATTTTTCAAGAAAGTATGGATGGTATCAAAGCATCTTCACTGCACTCGCTCAAAACGATATTAGAAGACTTGAAGATATCACTAAACTAAATGTACATAA